AAGATCGATACGTATTTTTGATGTAAAACCCTGTCCACCTCCAAGTAGGTCAAGAGCAATAGGTTTTAGCCATTGTTTGGCCGCTACCCCTGCTTCTATTTTACCTGTTTCCTTGATAAACCTTACGCTAAAAGTTTTCTGTGCCCAACTGTGGGTCCTTCCTTCCGGCTGTCCTGTACCGGGCCCATAACCACCAGGCCCCAAGGCCAGTCTTTCACCTGCGGGAATGGCTGTACTTATCTGTGCTGCGGTGGCATAAGTACCATCGGCATTTACGGGCCTACATACACAGGTATCATCTGTGGTCGTGGTTGTTGTCAACGACTCGATCAGATATTCCTGTGGAATGACTACCCCTGCGGGCATATATTCGGCAGGCACAAACAGCGACTTACCTTCACGGAAAGCATGTTTGTTGCTTGTAATCTGTGTTGGGGATACAACCGCATTTATGGTGGCACCTGCGGAACCTGTCGATATTTCTGCTGCTAAAAGCAAAGAGTCTTCCGGATATTGTTTCTCATAAACATCCATATCCTGGTTCGCTACATAGATCTTACTTTCCGGTTTGTCCAAAAAGTCGATCATTAAAGGGACATTCCCTGCTTGGTTGAACAGCTTGTTGAAAGTCTGGTCGTCCAAGAAAGATGAATTGACCCATTCTGCACGATACGCACCCTGTCTTACACTGGATGTAGGGGTGCTTATACTTGTTGTAACTGGCATTTTTTACAATTTTTTAAGTTATTAATCCGGCCTCCCTCAACCGTTTTTCGTTTTCCTTTGCGATATCGGGAGCCGCTTGTTCCGTGTTCATCTGTGTATTCATGGACTGTCTGTTTTCCTCTTTTGCCATATTCTCCTGTACAATTTTTTGTGTGGAGTTAGTCAAAGCGGAACGTACAAGTTTTTGCCAATTCTTGCCCGCATACTCGTTGATGAACGCTTCCCTTACCTGTTGTTTTGTATCATCGGAAGGGTCAAGTTTGTTTTTCAGGACGTGTGCTTCAACGGCTTGATCGATCTTTGCCAGTATCCCACTGTCAATCGGGAAGTCAAAAATCAATTGTTCGTTTCCTTCTTTGTCCTTGTCAAACAACTGGACACTTTTGATGTCACGGAAAGAATCATACACAGGCTTCCATGCTTCTTTCCTTTGGTTTATTTCGTCCTCACGGGCCTGTCTGTCCGCTTCACGTTTGGCTTGGAATGATGTAAAGTAATTGTTGTCCGCCTGAACCTCAGTGTTCTTTATGGACAACAGTTCCTTTTTCGCTTCGGCCGCCATTCTTTTCAGCTTGCCTATTTCGTGAGGTTTCAAAATCTTCATAAGATCGGCCTTACTGTCAATCTTCAAATCTTTTCCTTCTTCATCCTGTAGGTCTTCTTCTTTTTTTCCTAAATCGTTGAATATTATATCGTAAATCGCCTCTTCAGTATCAAGGCCCGGTGTATTCAATATTTTTTGATGAAATACAAGCTCCATCTCATCGAATGTATTAAGATCGCTTTTAAGTATCGTGTCCACAACACCAGCATCTTTCATACCGTCTTTCGTTACCTGTTGTTTGATCAGGTAATCTCTGTATGCCTCTTTACTCCCAAATATCCTTTCTGGATTGGCCTCTTTGAACAGTTCCTCCGTTTCTTTTGTATGCTGTTCATAAGCCTCTTTCTGTTCCCTCAATTCTTTTTTGGTCTTTTCCAGATCTTTGTAATCATCCCATCTGCTTTTGATATCGGAATAATGGTTTGAAAATTCTTCTGCCGATTTAAAACCCTGTTTTTCAATGAACGTGTTTATATCAAATTGTGCCTGTTGCTCTTGCTGTTCCTGTACCGTCTGATCAACCTGTGTTTGTTGTTCTGTAACCTGTTGATCTGTCAAATCCTGTGTTGTATCTGTCGTTGTCTGTTCAACATGTTCCTGAGTATCGTTGTCAACAATTATCGGTTCTTTACCTGTCAATTGATTTATTGCCTGATCGTTGTTAATTTCGTCTGCCATAATTTTGTTTGTTATTTGTTATATGCAAAAATAAATATTAAAAAATCCATTTTTTGAAAATCGCGTTACACCCTGTTTTCCTCTTTCTCTTTTTCATTCTCTGCCTGTTTGATACGGAACTCCCATCCTTTCTCCCTGTCTATCTCGTTCATCTTGTTGTTGGATTCCACATCGCTAAGTGCCACATCCCTTCGGAATTTATTATCATTGGCTTTATCTTCCAGCATCGACCTGTTTTGGTCTTGCTTCATTACTTCTTGACTCTGTAGTTGGATACCCCTTGCCCTTTCTTCTTCAAGTTCTCTGCTACGTTTTTTCTCCCATGAATCCAATATCCTGCCCAACAGACCCAAATTGATACCGGAAGTAAGATACTCCATGGCCCTTGTCAACTGACCGCTGTTAATTCCTGCTCGACCTTCTTGATAATGTTTGTAGGAAAGGTTTATCCTTTCGATAAGTCTTTGTTTTTCTTCATCTGTAGGTCTTGCAACCATCTTGAATCCATATTGTGCCTGTCTTTTCTTGGCCATCCTTATTATCTCAACCCCCTCTACGCCTATTACGCTTTCATATCTTTTTCTCGTTTCTTCATCGGCCTCGAACAGTATCCTTGTCCTTTCTGCACAGTATTCGGCCATTGCCTGTTTGAATATGCTTTTGCCATCTATTATATGCTGTAATGATTTTAATGTCGAATTATATGAAAGTTCGGTATTTTTGACCGCTTGTTTGTCGGTAGGGGTACCCCCAAGGAATACAGGGCTGAAACCCGTAAATGTTTCGAACAACAATACAATTTGATTTATGACATTGAGATATTCTGACAAAGCTTTCAATACGGTACTCGGAACTTCCGATATCGGTATTCCACCGTTCTGTGCCGTTTGATGTATGTTTATGGGGTTTGGCATATATGTAAGTATCCCCGTGTTGTACATATTTTTTATGACCTGTACCCAAGAATCTTCTTCGTTGTTTTTACCCTTGCTTACGTTGTTGATCATGCTTATATCGATGGCTATAGCACCAGGAAATGCCTTGGCCATAGCATCGTTGTATTTTATCCATGCAAACTGAAGGTCGTCCATCAAAGGTATGGTACGCGGAACCAATGCTTTATATGGAAATTTATACACAAAAACAGAACTCAACGGTCTTGTCAGTTTTTTCGGTTGATTGGGGAACCTTCCGTAATCCCATGCAAGATGGTCTGTCCCTATTACCCATTTACCGCCATATTTTACCCTTCTACGGTGAGTGAACAGGTTACCGGGTTTATGCAGTGCCTCTATGGTTTTGTCTTTGTCCTGAACCACCGTTTTGCCCCTCTTGGTTTTGTATTTTACCTTTTCTTCTTTTTCTATATCGACCCAATTGAATATAAGTACAGGCACATTGAACTCGTCCCATGGTGTCCCGTAGCCTTTATATTCCGATGTCCACCTTCCAAAATCGGCCACCGTAGGGTTGTTTGTATATCCCTGAAATTTCTTTGCCAGGTTCATCCATGTGTTTATCGGTTCATCTGGAAATATAAGCCTTAACTTAGAAATTGGATAATCAACTACCACACCATCAAAATCGGAATCGCCATACATCCTGGATTTTGAATGTTGCTTTATCGTGTCTTCCGGATACGAAAAATATATCTTTTCCGATTTTTCTTCATGGTCGTAATCGGAATAACCGCATATCCAACCCGTAGTCAGTGCCTCCAACGAAAACCTTTCACTCTGTTCCTCGTCCCATTTGGATATATTGAATATGTGTTTTATGACTTCCTCTATTTCTATTGCATGTTCCGGTTTGTATGCCCCCTGCATACGTAACTGTTTCAAATCGTTGGAATCTTCCGGTAACATTTCGTCATGTACAGGAGGCAATCCGTTCTGCATGGATATGTTGTCCAACGTATTTCCATAATGTTTGCGCATCCATGCCCACATCATGTTGCTTTCTTCTTCGGAACCAGAAACGGGATCGACCGCATCACACTGTACGTCAAAATCCGTTTTGTTAAGTATCGACAGGATAAAAGACATAAATTTGGGCATCAACGATATTACCTTGTCGTTTTGGTTGTTCAACCCTTTCCGCTTTACGTCACGGTCGTACATATCCAACGGATCTGTAGAATTGTTTATCTTGGGTGATTTCTTGTATATTTCCAATGGCTGATTACCCTCGGCGTACAACCTGAATAACCTGAAATAAGGTGCAAGTGAAGCGGGTATTGCCGTTTTGTCGTTCATGTGTATGTGGTACAGCCATTCCCCTACACTGATAGCAAATTCTTTGGTGTTTTTTTGTTTAGTGGTGGTATTTTCGAAATCGGGCATATGGAATGCACCGTTGACATATTTTTCGTCTTTGTACATCTTTGTTGTTTTGTACAAAGTTATTTATAATAGAATTTTTTTTTGAAAAACTTAATTTATGAAATATTTTGCATATGAAATATTTTGCATATATTTGTGGATGGTAACGGATGGCAGTAAAAATTATGGATATGAAAATAGAGATTAACAGAAATGACAGCGAAACACAAACGCCAATAATAATCATTGACACTAAAACATGCCACTACCCTTACGCAATTAGAAATGCTATTGAGCTGGCATTGGAGCTTGATGGATATACAAAAGAAACAATAAATGAAGTATTTGGTAGAATACAAACAGATCGTGAGGCTAAGTGCAAGTAATTTTTATTGTGCCATAACGGACAGCGGTAAGGTATCGTGCCGTGATTTGAAATACATAACTTAATAATACGAGCGATGGAAAACAGAAATACAAAAGAAGCTATACAAAAAGACATTGATTTCTTAGCCGAAATTAAAGAAAGTGCAATTAAATGGAAGGAAGGAAATGATTGTGTAGCTAGAGATATGTTATTTACTTTGATTGATGATTGGAGCAATGAATTGAGCGATGGCATAACCTCAATCGAAGAAAGCGTTTTGCCTATATCTGATGTTAGGCTTTCGTTGCCGATTTCAGTGAAACATGGTTCTGAATTATACGCTAAAAAATTAAGAGAACATTATGATAAGGAAATACCTGATGAATTAAGATATATAGATGGGTTTCAGGATGCTATACGTGCAATAAATGAGCTGCATGAAGGCAATGAAGCCTAACGGCTTGCAACATGGGTATGTGCGCCCAACCAATTACGCACAGAAGTTGAAACGAAGTACTAATTAAAAACAAAAATAGCGATGGAAAAACATTGTGAAAACTGCAACAAAACAGATGATTGCACAATAAAAGAAAGCTGCCAAAATATGGGACATGCCTATTGTAGATTTTACGAAGGCAATGGAGTAACTAACCCAAACAAAATTAAGTTAAAAGAGTTTGAAAAAGCGGCAAGACCATTAATAAAGTGGTTGTGCGAAAATGAACACCCATATGTAACCGCTTTAATTACGCCAACTAGCTGTGAGCTTTTGGAAGGTAAGTGCGCTAACCCTAAAATATACGACTATTTACAAGATTAGCGCGCGAGGGCTTTTATTTTTAATTGCCCCAATAAGAACTAAACTACTTACGAGAAAAGGCGCATTACCTATGTTGCTTGTTAGCAACTGTGCCTTTTCTTAAACGTGGAAAACTGACAAAATTAGCACTTACTTAAATTAGATTTTAGGCATTGTTGCTAACTAGTTAATATATCTAATTCAATATTTTTCACATTTACGACAGATAATTCATAGACCCCATGTAATCCATTAGGGCATCAACGTTTATATCTGATTCCACGTTGTACTGTTCCAACATATCTATATATCCCGACCTTTCACCGAGTTCACATTGTATCCATGCGGAAACAAGGTCATATTTCTTCATCATCTCGGGACCGGGTATTTCCCTCCATTCCTTCAACAGATCCATATGCCTTTCCACATGTCCCCTATATCTTATATGGTCACCCGTAAGGTTGAACCCTTCGCTTTTGTTGCTACCCTGTATATAAAAACCCGGATCTTCGTTTACCTTTCCGTCAGGGGTAGTGCCATAACCGAGATATCCACCGAAACCCCATTCTATAATATTCCTCCACAGTTCACGGCCTTGGTTACGCTCAAAAAAAATCAATGATTCTGCCCATATTGCTGCCTTCAGAACATCTTCACACATTTCGTCTATGGACAGGGATTGATACCTGTAGGTAAGCCCTGCCCTGTCACCCTGCCAATTCCTTTTGTCCTGATCTACATCGGTCGGGTATTTCCTTATTTTTAAAGTAAGGGCAAAATCACTGGCACGGACACTTTTTTTCATCAACTTCGCTTCTGTTTTATTGGTGTATTCAACCGGGTCTACGCCTATTATAAACCTGTTCGGATGCTGTGGTTTCCAAAAGTCTATCATTTTCTTTTGGATATTGGAAAAAGTCTTTCCAGGCAATTTCCTGTTTGTCTCGTTGGGATGCAGGTCGAACGACTTTTCAAATTTACCGTCTTCCCTCGGATCCCAATATACATCACCGAACCTTTCACCGTTCACCCATTCGAAATTACCTGATACGGTCTGTTTTTTCATGGCTTCCAATTCCTTTATCCTGTTGTCCAGTATCTCTATGTCAAACCCTATACTACCACTTGAACCCATAAAACATTCCGTGGAGTCTATCGGCTCCTTCCTTATCGTTACCCTATATTTCTCTTTTGACTTGGCGTCCGTCTTTCTTCTCAATGAATCCCTGTTTTCCAATATATATTGTTTCGCACCTTTTTTTAATGCTTTGAAATCTGCATGTTTCGGTGCGTATTTCAACTGTTCCTCTGTAGGCGTTTCAACGACCGAGAAGCCCCAATAATCTATGAAACCGTCATAGCCCTCCCAAGATTTCCAAAACTGCCTGAAAAGCCCCGAGAACGTCTGTCCGTTGGGCTTGCGTCTGTAGAAGTCCGAGTCGTCCCATAGGTTTTTGTATTCCAAGCCCCCTTCGTTTAATTCCTCTACCGTGGACGGATGTTTGGCAAAGCCCCATACCCTTGCCCCCTGTGACATTGTAAGTTTATTTGTCTCCCATCTCTTTTCGGTGTCCACTATCTTTATCTTTCCCTGCTCGTCATCCAACCTACAATGTGACTTACCGCCATCGGAAGCCGTCATCTTGGAGTTTTCGGCCATAAATATTTTACTGTCAAGATGTTTTTTCTTATATACGTTGGATGGTTTTTTGAATACTATGGCCTTGGCAGGGTCATCGGACATTTTGTTTACGGGCTTGATATATATGGGCAAATTCTGGAATATCGGCAATACTATCGGATCCCATATTTTTTCCCTTGCTTCTTCAGGTGTAAACGATGTGATTATACATTTCTGGCCTTCCTTTGTCATGGCAAACCAGAACAGTTTACATACCCCTTTCATCGTTGCCCCCCCACGCCTTCTCTTTGGTTCCTGATCGCCATATGATGTCCTGTTCGACATCTCTATCATGGTAAGGTCACCGAACTCGTCAGGTATGGCTTTCCCGTCCGAATCTATTTTTTCGAATGTTTCCCTGGTTGTGTATTCGTACCATTCGAATATTTCCGATTTCCTGTCCTTGTCACGGTATTCCACGTAATGGTCGTCTTCCTCCTTCATGTAACAGAACTGTAGATAAAAAAAATGCCAAGGCGTTATCCATGTGGGCTTACCCTTGACAAAAAACCAATACCCGTACCGCATGTAGTAATTGATACGCTTTATAAACTTTATTTCGTCATCGTAGTGTTCGGTATTTTCATATAACAGTTCCCAAAATTTTTCCTGTATCTTATACGATGTGACAACTTCATGCTTTGATTTCCTGTTTTCTTCTTCCAGTATCTCTATAACCCTGTTTTCAAGCTGTTCCAGCCTACGTGGTGTTTCAAGCCTTTTCCATCTCTGTTTCAACGGTGGGAGTCCATACCCATCTATATATCTGATATTTGGTGGTTCAGGGAGGGAAAGGTAAATAGGTGTAAGTACCGAATCGTCTTCGTTTATACCGACCCACTTGTCTGCCTTAAGGTAATGCTTGTGGTGTTCGCTTTTTCTGTTTGTCTGAATGTTGAGTATATCCATAACTTTTGTTTGTATTACAAAAGTAGGATATTACTTATATCTTATTGAAAAAATAGTTTATTCCTATGATGTAAGAAATGGCAAATGTAACAAATGCGGTAATAAATGATATTACGCTATTATGGTAAATTAAATGTGCAGATATACCAAAAATAAACATTGGCACATAACATATAAGTACTGTTATTATTAGTGTTCTTGTCATTTTATTCAGGTTTTCTATGTGACAGAAATTTTATATCATCCGGTCTATAACTACCCCCATAAGGGGATTCTATATCCCCTGTTTTTTCCCTTTCCACATAATCTTCAGGTCTTATACCCTCGTTAAGCTTACCCGCCTCTGCCTGTATTGCCGCCTTCATTTTTGGTATTTCCTCACCCCCTGTCAATTTATTTATGGCTTCTTCCAGTTGGTTCGTAACATCCATTACCAATTGCAATGATTTCTGTGAACCGTCCTTCATGGCATTCATCATTGCCTTTTCCTGTGTCAGTTCCAATATGGCCACCTTCTGCAACTGAAAATTGTGCTGAAAGGTAAGGTACTTGGTAAATGCCATATTGAACCCATCGTGTTCCCCTATCAATATATCCGCTATTTCAGAACTTACCCTCCCACCGTTTGACAGTCCGGCCAAAGTTGCCGCTTCCTTCTTCTTCTGTGCAAACGGACTTTCTATATCCTGTCTTATGGGGGAATGTTTGTCGTAGAGCAATACTATATATATGATAAGGTTCTCCCTTATCTTCTCCAATCCCTTCATGTCAAATTCGGGATATTTGAACGACTCTTTTATGAAGTCCGTTTTCTTGATGTCGAAATAGAACTTGCTTGTGTTTATACCGTCAAGGTCAAGTGTTGTTTTTTTCATGGAAGTACATTTAATCTATCGTGTTTTTTCGGCATATCATCACATTTGCTGCATTTGCATTTATAGATTATACTGATGCAAATAAAGGATAATTCTTGACTTCTTTTTTTATCAACAATATCTATCGTTAACTCCATCCTTGATGTTCCGTGTACCGGAATGATGACATTCATGCCTACCGCATCAAGTTGATGGTTTATAAAATCGCTGTTTGGTTCGGCATACAAAAAAAGATACCCGTCTTTTATTTCGGAATCTTCATTTAAATGGATTATAAAAGGATGTCTTTCCATTTTTTATATTTTTAATTACTCCGCATGTATTATATCCTTACGCTGTATGACAAAGTATTCGTGTTTCCTGT